TATGGTTTCTATCACGCTATCCACTACCAACTATGACGCATTATTAGTCGGATGGGAAGCACAAGCACCAATAAGCGGAATCAGTATAAACTTTGGAGGTAGTCAATATACGGCAGGAAGTGCAGCAGAAACGGCACGTACATCATTAATAAATAACTTTAGTTGGACAATAACAGACGGAGGACCAGCATAATGGAAACAACTTTTGAAATACACTACCCAACAGAAAAAACGTATTGGATTTTTTGGACTAATAAAACCGATGATTTTGTTTATGGATGGACTGAACCAACGCAAGTAACCGACACAAATCAACCTAATTGGTGGACTACTTTAGATGAGGCAGAATGGGTTGCTAAATTAGAAACGGAGTTTAACACTGACCCTTTCCCTGATGAAGAAATTTAAAAAATACCTATTATGGCTATTGGCATTACTCAACGAAACATCCAAAGGTTAAGAATTGTAGGCAAGAACCTACGGGATATTTTGCTCTATTCAGATTCCTATCTGTTCGAGTTATTTGTGGGTGCATTACACTTCTTTATTTTGCCGTTGGCAATCCTTGAGATAGGATGGTTATTAGACGTGCAGATTTTAGGAGTCTTAATCGGAGGCTTTCAGTTGTACTCGGTAGGAATGAAGGATATGAAGTGCAGATACTACGCTTGTTTAGCCGCTTTCATTTTGGCGATGATTACCGTTGTCCATTACGCTTTAGTTGGAATGATGGCGGGTTCACAATTAGGTTGGGCATTGGTCACCTTGATGGCATTTATAAACCTTTACAGAACATTTAACGAGAAGTTGCATCGTGGAGTATCTAAGTCAATTTAGTATGGATAGCATCGCAAGTATATTAATAGCAATCGTTGGAGTTCTTGGAGGAGCAGGAGCGTGGCAATACTACGCCAAAAAGTTAGAGTTGAAGCACCAAGACAATAAAGACCAAAATAAAGATCAAAATCTTTTCCGTGACCAGATACTCAGCGAGGTTGACAGACTAAAAGAAGAGTTGCAATCTGCTCAAGCAACGGTTATCTCATTGACGGGCGAGGTATCAACACTAAGGGAACGGGTTAAGAATCTTGAGAAAGAAAACGAAAGGCTAAAAAATGTTTGATCGAATTTTTAAAAACACAAAGACCACCACGTTGGGCATTCTGCTAATAGTAGGGGCGTTGCTACTTGTTGGATTTAACAAGGCAACACTAACCGAAGCAGGGGCTTTCATAGTCGCTGGTGTTGGTTCTATATTTGCAAAAGATAAAAAAGATGGAAAATAACTTCATACGAATCAACTTTGCGGAGAGCAAGATTCCCATTTTCAAGGAGAACAAAGCAAAAGGCTTCTTGACATACGGACAGGACAACGCTTACCCTCAGATGTTGATTGATTTATTCAATAGCTCACCAAAACACGGAGCGATTGTTACTCAGAAAGCAGACTTTATAGCCGGTGATAAAACCGAGATAATCGCATACAACACAGAGGACATTGCAAAGGCAAATGACGCTCTTGATTCAATCAACGCTTACGAGGACTTTGACAGCCTTAAAAACAAGATTGCTCAAGACCTTGAATTGTTTGATGGGTTTGCACTTGAGATTATTTGGAACAAAGCCAAAACTAAGATAGCTGAGATTTATCACTTGCCTTTTCAGAATGTACGTCACTCGTTAGATGGTCACTATTTATACGCTGAAGATTGGAGCGATAGAAAGGTCAAGCCTGACCATTATTACGCTTGGAATCCCAATACCAGAGAATCTAAGCAAGTATATTATTTCAAGATGTACAAGGCAGGTTGCGGAGAGTATCCAACTGCTCCATATCAATCAGCTCTTAAGTACATAGAAATAGACACAGAGATTGCCAACTTCCATCTTAACTCAATTAAATCGGGATTTTCTGCTCAGACTCTTTTGCAGTTGTTTAAAGGCATTCCGTCACCTGAGGAAGCTCGTCAGACAATCAGAAGATTTAAAGACAACTTTAGCGGCACAGATAACGCTGGGAGTATTATCATTCAGTTCAACGATCCGAATGAAACTCCATCAGTAGTTAACAACTTAGCACCGTCTGACTTTGATAAACAGTTTGACATCCTTAACAACACCGTACAAGAGGAGATTTTGATGGCTCACCGAGTTACTTCTCCGATGCTTTTCGGTATCAAGACAGAGGGACAGTTAGGAGGGCGTAACGAGTTAATAGAAGCGTTTGAGGCGTTCCAAACTTCCTACATTGAGCCAAGACAGAATCAGATGGATAGAGCGTTGAGTTCTATTTTCAAATACATCACACCTGTAAAGCTTAAAACTAAGAACAAGCCACCGATTGGACTTGACTACGTTGAGTTATTTGAGAAAGGCATCATAGACAGAGATGAGGCAAGAATCGAGTTAGGTATGTCAGCCACAACAGCAATGTCTGAACAAGTGAAATGTGAGAGTTGTGATAATCCTTTCGGATGGGATGACGATAAAGATTTAAAAGTCTTTGCTGAGTTCGGTGAAGATGCAGACAATTTTGAGTCAGTACCTTTGGAGTTCGGAGATGCTCTACAAGCGATGATTTTGCAGTGGTTGTATAGTAACGAGGGAATCACCTTAGAAACACTCTCTAACAACATTAAAAAGCCTGTGGAGGAGATAATGAGGGAAGTTGATGATATGGCACAGAGGGGCTTGATAGAATCTGTTGAAGATGGTTTTAGAATCACACCTGAGGAAACAACCACTCTTGAAAATTCAAACGTCGGAACAGAGATTGTGACTCGTTACACTTATGAGAAAGCACCGGGCATTAGCGGAGGCGATTTGATACCTACATCAAGAGATTTCTGTCAGAGGATGATCAGACTCAACCGAGTTTATACAAGAGAAGAAATAGACCAAATATCTGTAATACTTGCGAGGGAGTACAATGATCCAGGTTATTCAGCATGGAAAAGACGAGGCGGATGGATGACCATCAAAGGCACAACCACTCACGTTCCATATTGCAGACACATTTGGCAACCACAACTACTAAGAAGAAGAATCAATGGCTAACTTTGTATATTTTGTATCCGTTACCTACTTAAAGGATAACACACCAATAAACGAGAACTTAGACGATAAGCTTTTAAAAGCGGCAATAAAGGAGGCTCAGGAGATTTACATTCGTGATGTGATTGGGTCGGGTATATACGACGAGCTGCAAGATCAGGCTTATAACGGTACACTGACAAGCGATAACACCACTTTACTTGATAGTTACATTGCACCTTGTTTGAAGTATTACAGTCTTACCGAGTCAATGTTGCCGATGACTTTCAAGTTCATGAACAAGTCAGTAGCATCTCGTAACTCTGAAAACGCAACACCTATCACAACAGGAGAATTAACACAGATTGAGCAACGATACAGAGATAAGGCGGAATACTATGCTGAGCGATTGCGTGACTTCCTCAAGGAGAATCCAACTATCTATCCGAAGTATCTTAACCCTGGTACTGGCTTTGATGTAATCAGACCACAGAACACTGCTTATTTTGGAGGAATGTATCTACCGGGCACGGATGATGACTGTTTCTACAACTATGACTTCCCAGATGACTACCAAAAATAAATGGCGATTAAAAAACGAAGCCAAACTTAAAAAATATGACGCTCAACCAAATCATAGACAAAATAAAAACACAGGCGGAAAGTCACAAGATGGTGGGAAAGTTCGCAGTGGGGGCAGAGTTTGACTTCGCTGTTGACGAGGTTAAGTATTACCCTCTTGTATGGTTAGTTCCAAACGGCTTCACGTTTAACACTGAACAGAAGGCGGTCAATTATGATTTCTCTATGTTGGTGATGGACAGACAATTTGAAAGCAGTTCTAACACGATTGAGGTTCTTTCAGACACTGCTGGGATTATAATAGACATTGTAACACTACTTAAAAGAAACGTAACCGATGCAGACTTTGAAATCGTGGTTAGCGGAAACGCTGAACCCTTTTTTGACTCCCGTACTGACGTTGTTGCTGGGCATGGTATTAGCTTTACTATTAACACGCCCTACCTCGAGTCCT